AACTCATATATTAACAGGTTCTATAGATACTAGTACTGTTACTATTAATTTACCAGTAAAACCTAGAAATATAGCTTTTACTAGGTTGTTTGTAGATGGAGTACTAAAATCTAGCGGTCAGTACACTCTAAATAAAAATGAATTGTTAAGCTTATCCGCTAATATTCAGTATACTAGATCATCTGCGTCTGAGAGCGCATATAGAGTTGAATTAGATCACTACACGGTACCAGCGATTGAAGTAGGAGATACGATTGAAGTAAATTATGGAAATACTTTTACTGTTATAAATTCGTCATATGATACTAGCAGTGCTAAGTTTAATACTCAACTAACCGCTAACTGTATATATAGAGTTGAGCTAGCTGAAAGACCTAGTTTTGACCTAGCTGGTTTTGACTTTTTAAATATTACTCAGAATCCAGCAGGCATTATAAATAATGTACATACAGGTAGTGCTACGCTAGACTATAATGTAGATGCATACCCAGGCAGTATTCATTTAGCTAATTCTTATATTTATGAGTTAGACTATGCTCCAACTTATGAAAGACTATATCTAGGTCAGGACTTAACTATAAAAGATTTACCTATAGGTACTACAACTGTCAAAGCTAGAAATAGAAATAGACTAGGTAGGTTAAGTCCTTTTGTACAGCAATCTGCTACAGTAGAAGCTATTCCTATTCAAAAAGTTCAAAATATAGCATTGCGCGAATCATTATACATAGAACAGTTGGGTGGTGTAGCTATAAGACTTACTTGTGAATTTGATCATATAGTAGGTCAAGAAGTTACTGATTATGAAATATCATATAAGCTATCTGGAGTTACCGCAAGTGCTGAAGATTATGGCACGGCATTAACATCATATAATACTGTTAAAATACCAGCAGAAGGCGTAGATAGTGATGGTAAAATGCGTTTTACCATAAATAATATAAATAGAGGTAGTACTGGTAACGCTAACTCAATTACTATACGTATTACGCCGTTAAATAAAAGTATACGAGGTATTACAGCAACTAAGAGCCAGCCTATTATTGGTAAAACTGCTGCACCGCAAAATATTTATAACTTTGCTGGGGGACAACAAAATGAACTTGTAACACTGTATTGGGATTTTGTACGTGTAGGCTCAGAGCTTTATGATTTAGATCTACAAGAAGTAGTTATTAGACGTATTGCGGGTACAGTAGATGCAAATATTGAAAACTTTTTAGCGGCACAGCCTCTAGTAGTAGTATCTACTCCATCCCAGAGAAAATCTATACCTATAGATTCGTTTGGTACATATACATATTTAGCTCGTACTAAAGATACTAGCGGAAACTTTAGTGATTCTGTTATAGGTACTACAGTAACTACTATAAGAGCTCAGCGTACTACTACTATTAGAGCGTATAGCGAAGACAATCCTAGTGTAACTTTTAGTGCTATACCTAATACTAATAGTAGTGAATATTATTTCCCTTCTAGGGCTAATAGTACCGGTGGCTTGTCTGGACCTGGAAAAAGTGCTGTAGATAATGCTAACGGGTCAAGTTCCGGTTATAGTGTTACTATAGATGCAACTGATATATTAGCTGTTACCAATGCTACTTATATAACTCAAATAAGAGATATTGGTTCAGTCGTTGTAGGCCAAGTTATAGCAGATATACAGTATGATCAAGAACTTCAAGGTACATATAATGATACACATGAAGAGACTTTTGGTGGTCTAGTATCTGAAACTTCTAGCTCATCTAATGTGCTATTTGATACAGCTGGTATTGGAACTTGGCTTGGCTATGCTAATGCTAACGTCGCTACTGGTAGATATGATGCTAATAACCGTACGTGGATGACAGGACCAGATAATGGTAATGTATGGGCAGTATGGAACCATGGACAGTTTGCAGGTGATACAGCTAATGCAAATTCTTATGCTCTAATTGCAGGATTAATAAATGCTAACGCTGTTGCACTAGGTGCCACTTATTATGCAAATGGTAAGGCTACAGGAAGTAACGCTCTAGCAAATGTTACTACTATTCCTTCGTCTTATACTATAGTTAACATGACACAGTATAGCGACGTTGGTGGAACTACTTATGCAGGTACTCTTGGTGCTATTCAGGCTCAAACATTTATACGTACTAGTACTGATAGTCCTTACTTTGCTAATGGAAAGGTTAATACATTAGTATTTTCTTCTACTAGCGATGGGTTTTTACCTTACGAAGTGGGTACTAAAAGATTTAGATATTTTCAACTAAAGCATATTATAACTAATAATAAGCCTGATGAATATGATGTTAAGCTTAATAAGCTAAGATATACTGTTGATAAAGAACAGACTATATATGCTAATACAGTTACATATTCTTCCTCACCTACAACTGTTGACTTTACAGCATCAGCATTTTTAAATGTTCCAGTAGTTACGTTTGCTGTAAAAGATCAAAAAGATAGCTTATCTAATCCTGCTATTGTAGTTACTACTGCCCTATCAAATACGTCTATTTCATTTAAATTAATTGCCAGCAATGGTACTGGTGAGTATAATGCTAATAGTACAGCAAACATAATGATTACAGCAACAGGAGTTTAACATGCCTTTGGTATCATCAAATACTTATACAGAGCCTACAGCAGGTACATCGCTTAATACGGCTCGTATACAACAAAATGATTCTTTTAGAAGCTTATTAGTAAATTTTAAATCTACAGCAGCACCATCTTTATTAAATATAGTTATAGATGGTGTTGCTTCTGGTGAGCAAGATGGTATGTTATATCGTAGTGCTACTACTAATGCTTTATATATATCCGATTCAGTGCATAAAAAATCGTCACCAGTTGGCGGAAACTTTACTCGTGTAGGTATAGGAAATAGGGTAGAGAATGGCATAGTAGCATTAGGAGCTAATGCTACTACCTATGAAATAGGTGAGTTAGTTGCTACTGTTTCTCAAGACGGTACTATTGCTTCTAACTCTAGACTCTACTTATGTGTATCTAATACTTCAAGCGCTGGGTCTACCTCTAACTTTATAGACGTAGGATCTCCTCTAGGCTATAGTATAGGAGCACTAAATAATGTTACTTTTAGTGGTCAAAGTGTTATAGGCGTACAGTTTAAAGCAACCTCTAACGTAGGTATAAAGACCGATACGTTAACAGGTGATTTAACTATTGGCGGTACATCTCCTCGTATAGACCTTACAGAAACTGGTGGAAGCTCTGGATATAATAATTCTGTTATTATGAGAGATGCTGATGTTTTAATGATTCAGACTCGATCAGGAGATACTTTAGTATCTACTGATTATAGAGTTACTAGTAACTCAGCAGGAGCTGTAACTCATGAATGGCGTGTTGCTAACTCAGAACGTATGCGCCTAGACGGTACTGGTTCTTTAGGTATTGGCGGTACAGCCCCTGATAGCGCTGCGTTAAGTGTAACCTCTACAACTAAAGGTTTTCTAGGCCCTAGACTGACTACTACACAGCGTGATGCTATAGTATCACCGGCTGAAGGGCTATTAATATATAATACCACTTTAGGTTTTTATCAAGTTAGGACTAGTAGTGCTTGGACTTCTGTTGGTGGAGGTGCTAGCGGTGGAGGATCTAACCAAGTATTTTATGAAAATGATACTACAGTAAGTTCTAACTATACGCTATCTTCTAATAAAAATGCCATGAGTGCGGGTCCTATAACTATTAATTCTGGTGTATCAGTAACAATACCGTCAGGCCAAGTATGGACTATTGTATAATTTAAAATTGACAAGTAACAAGTGCATAGTATATTATAATTAATAAAAGGTGATCTAATGAAAATAAGAAACAAAGACGACGGACATTTATCCTCAGCTATGTGTCAAGCAGCTATTGAAGATGCTACAGAAATTATGGCTCAAATAGGAAATATTGAAGACTGTTGCCTACCTACTTGGTGGACAGCAAAACTAGCTGTAGCAGCTGCTTATCTTAATTCTTTAAGAGATTATGTAACCTATAATATGGACGATATTCTTGAAGAATCAGGTATGGAAGATGGTTCTATGGCTCATGAATCTGCTGAAACAGCAGATCAAGAATTTACCGAAGATGCAGTTGAAGGCGGAGATACAGAAATGGATAGTGAATCAGATGATATGATAGATTCAGCTGATGAAATGATGCCTCCTTCTGCACGAATGATGAAAAATGCCATTAAAAAAAGGTAAATCAAAAAAAACTATATCTAGTAATATTAAAGAGTTGATGACTACTCCAGGTAAGACTAGAGCAAAAGCTATTAAGACTATAGCAGAAAAATCAGGAATAACACCCGAACAAGCTCAACAAAAACAAGCTATAGCTATTGCGTTAAGTACTGCTGGTGTGTCCAAAAAGACTAAAAAATAATTTTTGACAATAGTGTCAAATTTTGAAATAATACATATTATTAGAGTTTATCTCTATAAAGGAGAAAAATAAATGGCGGGTAAAAATATCTATAAAGTTGGATCATACGGAGACGCTAATTTCCCTGATCTAGTATCTATCCCTTCTGACATTCTAATCCAAGGTGACACATCTATATTTGTTTACCCTGGTACTTATACAGCACTATCTAACGTTAGACTAGATGATGCCGCTTTTATTGGTGTTGGTGATCGTGAAGAAATCGTTATTTCTGGTACTATGACCATCGCTAATACCTCTGCTAACTCAGCTATCTTTGAAAACCTAACCTTTACTGGTGCTAATGCTGTAGCAGCTTCTGGCTCAGCTTGCGTAATCAAGCTTGGTGCAGCTTCTATGCCACTAACTTTCAATCGTGTAGTATTTAATAACTCTGACTTTGCTGTAGTACACAATGCTGAACGCGCTTTTGCTACAACTACAAGACAAGTAAATATAAACTACTCTGACCTAAGCGCTGTAGATCGCGCAGTTTCTGCTAATGCTAACGTTGGCATAAACTTCTCTTCACTAAATACTTCTGCTAATGCTTTCTTTACTCCAGGTACTGGTGGCGGCAACCCAGCTGTTACAGTAACTGTACGTGCTTCTACCTCTGGTGGTTCTAACACTGGTAACTGCACAAAGACAGTACTAGCTCTAGTTTCTTAATTTTAATCTAAGGAGAATATATAATGGGAATGATTAAAAAAACAGTCACTGGGATCTCCGAAGATCTTAAACTAGTAAAAAACGGTAAGCAAGCTCCAAAAGTAGCTGTTGGTGGTACTCAACGTACAAGTTTCAACGGTTCTTCTGACAGTCGTTCTGCAGGTGATGCTGGACCAAACCAAGTACTAAAGGGTGCATCTGGTTATATTGATCAGGGTGACGTATACATGGGTGATACTAGCTTCAGCCGTGAGTGGACTAAGACTGGAAATCGTGGCGCTATCGAAGGACAGGCCAAGGTAACTAGTGAAAAAGTTACTGGCGGTATGGGCGGTACATTCTGGAAAGAACCAGAGGGCTTCTAATGGCAAAGTCACCATCTGGACTAGATTTACGCCCTGGTAAAACAGTACGTATTGGAGATAATCGTTACGGTATGCGTGAAGCATATGATCCAGTTGTTGACGCTGCTACAAAAGAATACTACAGAGCAGGTGATACTGTAACTGTTCGTGAGGTTAAAAATACTACTCGCGGTTCTGTACGTACAGAAAAACCATGATAGCAGCTGAGCCTTTTACTAGGTCTATGCCTGGGCAAAAAAAGAAAGGTAGTGTGAAAACGCTACCAAAACCCAAGAAAACCACAAAGAAAAAGGGGGCGTAAGCCCCCTTTTTTACTTTTATTTCCTAGGAAATATCTTACTAATTGCTTTAGCACATTCAATAGCTACTTTCATATGCTCTAGCTGAGTACCGTTTGCCGAACGAAGTTCGATATAATGAATCCAAGAACGTATAGTACCTTGTACATATAGTTTAGACACTGTATTACCTTCTGGTAAAACGACACGAGCTTGTTCTTTAGCTATGCCTTTCTTAATCGCCCAATTATAAGCTCTTTGTGCGGAACGAATAGCTCTAAGTTGTTTAGCTTCCCACTCTTTTTGAAGTACTTCATCTTCTACTGTAATTGAGTTTTGACGATTTTTTACATCCTGAAGTCTAGCTTCTCGTAATACAAATGCTGTAGTCATTTGTTCTGGGTTAGCGTAGCGTTGCGAAAACTCTTGAAAGCTAAAAGAGCGGTGACGTAAAAATTGTCTAGCAATATCACGTGTAGTAACTACTTCCATTGTTACACTCGCCATCTCAAAAGGACTCCAATGTTTGTGCTCAATTAAGTAGTTAAGTAACTTATCTGACTTTGAAAAATCATCTTGTAGTTGAGGATTCGATACTTTAGCACAATAAGCTACTAGTTCTTGCACATCTTCTATATCTACTTCTAGATCTTCTGCAGGTTGTGTGTAACCTATTAGTTTTACTGATATAATATCATCGTAAGTTTTAGTCATTTATTTCTTTCTTAAAAGTTTTATAATAATTTTTTTAAGTAGTTTTAGTATCCAATATACCCTTATTTTAGGTATTACTGTATATTGATTTATACATAGTTTTATAACTTAGAATGTGCAGGCTATACAGACTTATAGTTTAAAACTATTTTGTGTTATATAAATATAAAAGGCGTCAGAATATTCTGACGCCTATTTTTATAGATTAAGTAGTATATCCATAGGATCGTCACCTTCTTTACCAGCATTAATTGCTAACTCGTTATATCGTTTTAGATTAATTAGAGTTTCATTTCTAACTAGTCGTTCTTTTCCAGCATTTAAATTAGCAATATACTGAGCTTTACCTTTGATAGGTAGTGCGGATACTAACTTATCTAATGTTTTATAGGTTTTAGCAAGTGCTTGCGCTCTTTTTGGGCCAATACCGTCAATACCAATAATATTATCACCTTTATCGCCCTCAATAATACGAGAAAGCATATACTCGCTAGGAGTTAATCCTAGTTGCTCATATAAACTTTGCTTAGTTATTTCTTTGCGAGAAAAAATATTAAAAATAGATAAGTTGTCATCTACTAACTGAATAATATCTTTATCGGAAGATACTACCCATGTATGTTCATATTTATTAGATACGTTTTGAGCAATGTATGCGATAGTATCATCAGCCTCGATACCTCTAAATTTTAGTACATCTTCTTCTAGCTCGTCTGGTAGTCGATTTAGTACTGCAAAAAACTTTTCTGCGCGCTCAACTTCTTCTTCCGTTTCAGGCTGTTTACGATTACCTTTATATTCTTCAAACAAGCTTTTTCTATAATATGATTTGCCATAATCAAAACATACAATAGTTTTACGAGCTTTATATGATCTTGCAAGAGAAGAGACAGTACGTTGATACTCATCTTCATAATTAGCATAATTATTACGTTGTAAGTATCTATAAGCTAGGTTATTACCATCAATAACTAATAGGTTATTATAGTCTGTGTAGTCAGCTTGCCTAACTTCTTCTAGGTCATTCCAAGATTTAGTCATTTATTATTCCTTTATTTAATAATTAATTTTATCAAATAGTAGAGGAATTAGCAAGATCTGTTTGATTTTTTACAGCTGTTATCCATTCGGATAATAATGCTATTTTAAAGTGGTTTCCAAACGCATTAATTTCTACATAATTATCTACTTTTATATAATCATCATAAGCTACATAATCTTTAGATCTATTAGACCTAAATATAAGTAATGGTCTTTTATTCATTACTTTAGCTTCTCTTAAGGTTTGTTTCCAAAAGTTATGAAGATCTGATGTTTTAGCAGTTAATAGATTGCCCCATTCTATATCAGCATAGTGTTTCGCTTCTATACACCAAGGCCATAGAGCAGTATCGTGAGGTGTCCAAATATCGCCTTTTAAATAAGATATTGAACCGCTAAGAGGTACTCTTTCAAACTGAATATTTGGAAACTCTAAGTTTAGCTTATCTTTTATTTTAGTTTCAAAAGCTGAACCTTTTGCTTTACTTTTATTATATGCCATTTTAATTACTACTTTCTCACTAGTACTACTAGTATTATATATGTAATCCTAGTTTATACTTAGTAATGATATAGTCTTTTACTGTGTCCCCACGTACTATATCCTCAATACCAAACTCAATAAACTCAAATCGGTTCATATCTTTTAGTATTTTCATAAAATCTAAACAACCATTACGTTCATTAGTCTTAATAAGATCACTTTGTGTATAATCACCACAAAAAATGATTTTGCTATTTTTACCCATTCTTGTTATGATACTATCTAGTTCGTGAAATGATAAGTTCTCGAACTCGTCAACTATTACTATACAGTCATTTAAGGTTAATCCTCTAATAAAAGCTGTACTTATAAACTGTACTACGCCTTGATTCTTTAAACAATCATAAGCGTCTGGTATGCCAAAAAGCTCCCCACAGACTGCGCTGTAAGGAGCTTCATATACTGCTATTTTTTCCTTATCATTTCCTTTTAGGAATCCCATGTCTCTAGTAGGAACTGTTGAACGTACAATAACTACTGATGTAAAATCACTAGAAGGGTCTAGCACCTCTTCAAATGCTAGACTTAATGCAAGAAAAGTTTTACCTGTTCCGGCAATACCATGAAGTAGTAAGTTCTTATCTTTTTTATATGCTGCAATAGTATCTCTTTGCTTTACGGTCAAAGGCGTTAAGCTCTGTAAGTTATCAATTCTAACCTTACGTTGAGTTTTGGTAACTTCTATCGTAGCTGCTTTACTTTTTTTACTTATACTTCTTGCCATTTAATACCTTTCAAACGAGTTAAGTTTTATAACTCATGAGATCAGTATAACCACCAATGTAAACTCCATCAATAAATATTTGTGGAACTTTTTGAGCATTAGGCACTACTTCTTGTAATTGTTCTTTGGTCCAGCCTTCTCCTAGTATGCGTTCTTCATAGCTAATTCCACGTTTATTGAGTTCGGCTTTAGCTAGTTTACAGTAAGAGCATGTAGGTGTTGACCATATAATAGCGTGCATTTTATACTCCCGTAGACCCAAATCCGCCACTACGATCAGTTTCCCTTGCAGCGTCCGTCCAACTAAACCTAGCCTGATAGACAGGTGCGCATACTATTTGCGCAATTCTATCTCCAACATTAACAGTAAAAATAGTATCAGCGTGATTAATAAGAACAACACAAAGCTCTCCTGTATAGTCTGAATCTATGGTACCAGGAGTATTTAATACAGTAACTTTATTTTTTAGTGCTAAACCTGATCTCGGTCTTACTTGCAATTCCCATCCCTCTGGTATATTACAACCTAGACCGGTCTTAACCATCCTATGTTCTCCTGGAGGTATTACTACAGTTTCTGCTGCATATACGTCAGCACCTGCAGCTTCTGCTGTAGAGTATACAGGTAGTCTTGCTAGCTCACTCAGTTTTACAAAACTTATAATCATTTTATGTCCTTAATGTAAGAAGTAGGCCCGCTGTCGCGGGCCTATTTAATTTTATATTTCACAACCGCTAGAGTCACAGAACTTATTAGCATCAGCATTTTCACCTTCATTAGTTAAGCTAGAGAAGTCTAGTGGTAATAAAGTTGATGCATACTGCTGTATTTCTTCACGTGAAGCAGCTGTATAAGGCGCTTGTGCATATCCGTGATCAGATAGTGGTAATAAACTAACACCTTTTAGCTTTCTATCAAAACAACTTAGAGCACGAGCGATTTGGTCTTTCTCGTCTTGTTTAAAAGTTATAGTTATTGATACTTGATTATCTGCGTAGTATTCTTGTAAGTCACAAGCATTAGCAAACTGTTCCCATATAGATACATCTTTTTTAGAGATAGTACCGGGAGCATGAAGTACCGGAAAGTAAACTACACTAGTCTTCAATGGGTCAGTAATAGAAGCTTCTATGCGATAATTAGCAGCACGAAGTATTGGAAGTAGATTAGAAGTATTTGCTACACGTATTAATCTGTAGTAACTTTCAGATTCAGCGTAGTGTATTCCTGGCAGCGCTCCTGCGACTAGGGATACTGTACCGCTAGGTTTTACGCTAGTTTTCTTGATAGATAGTGGAATACCTAACCATTCGCTGTACTTCTTATCTAGATAAGAAATATAATCATATGCTTGATCACAAAAATCATCTAGATATTTTTTACGACCAAATTTCAGGATAGCTTCCTGAATCCCGCTTTGAGAAGTACCAATACGTCTATTACGCTTTATAACATCGTTAGTCTCTCTCCAATGTGTTGGTACTAACGTTACTGTTTTTGCATATAGATATGCAAATTTTAATGTACGCTGATAGTCCCAATAGTCATCATGCTTAGCAGGGAAAGTTTCAACTAAACAGCATAGCTCATATGGCTCAAGAGATTGTTCCAGGCAGGGGTTACCACCTCTAACTCTTTGATCTTTAAAATCTGCAGGATCTTTCATTCTGCTAAAGGCCTGCATATTTTCTAGCCATGCTAGTCCTGGTTCTCCGTTAGTAGCAATTTTTTTAGCTATTTCAGTATAGTCCATTCCAACGCGAGCAAAAATAGAATTGTTAGAGGCCCAACGCCAACCACCAAACTTATATGCCCAGTCTTCGTCTGCATACTTACGAGCAATATAGGCTCTAGAATCCCAGTTTGTGTTATAAGTCTCGTAGTCATCGACATTTACTAGAGCTAGTTCTTGTGGAGCTAAAGACCCTGTCTCTACTCCGTAGAGCTCCCAGTTCTTCATATTAGCAAACTCTTCATCTTCTGGCTCACCAAAAGCAATCTCAGCCGTGCGACGCACATTTCCTGCTACTACTATCTTACCAATAATATTCATTATATCAGTAATATCTACGCTTGTAAGTAGTGGATTAGCTGATAGAGCACGCTTTTCTAGAATATCTTTAATACCATAAAAACCTTGAACTAGAGGTTCGGGTCCAGATGCAACACCACCAAATCCATGAATAGGTTCACCATAAGCACGTACTAAACTAGTATCTGGTACTATAGGATTAGATCCTTCTTCAAGATAAGAGTCTATAAGGCAAGAGATAAGTTCTACCCAACCTTCACGAGAATCTTCTACCGTAATTACCTCTGGGTCGCCTTCTGGAATATAAGATGCTACCTTACCAGCTCCTTTGGTATCGAATCCAATACCTACACCAACCATGCTCATATCCATTAGAAATGCGAATGGTTTTGACATTTCTGCGTCTATATTTTCTGTGGATACAAAACCACAGTTATTTAGGCATGCACCACCTTTTTCGTAAACAAACGGTGTGCCCATCATCCAAAGCCCGCGACCTGGAGGAGTCCACTTAAATGCTAGTAGACGTTCTGCAGCTTCTTCTGCTAGCTTATGAGCGCGCTTTTCGTTCCAAGTGTGCTCAGAGGTTATAGCATGTGTTTTTAGTATAGAAAACATACCTTCTATAACACGAAGTACGCACTCTTGCCAGGTTTCTAGAGTACCATTAGCTTTTTTACGAGAGTATGTACGATAGTAAGTAAAAGCTGATAGGCCACCATAACCCCAGTTAACTGGTGTATTTAGCAGTCTTTCTCTATAGTCTTTCTTAAATTGAAATTTAATTGGTAGTTTACCAATAGTTAGCATATATTTCTCCTTTTACGCATAAAAATCTCTATATAAACCTCAGTTTTGTATAGAGCTTATATTGTTTTCTTTAATAATAGACACTTTATCAATGAGCGGGTGGGTAAAATCGTGAGATATTAGAAATACATTTAAATCGTTTTCTTTTTGTAGCACTTCTATAAGCTTTTCTTTGCCTTCATCATCTAACACGCCGGTAATTTCATCAAGAAATAGTAAATTAATTTTACTTCCACCTAGTGTAGATAGTAAGTTCCTAATAGCTAACAAAATAGAAGTTTGTATTCTACTAAATTCACCACCAGACATTGTTTCTATAGGTGCACTAGCGCCATTATTAATCACATTGATATTAAGCTTTTCTTTATCTAGAGAAAATTCTATTTGAAATTGCCCGTCGCTTAATACTGATAAATAATAGTTAATGGTAGCTTCTAGTTCTTTTGTAAGATTTTCTAGTTTAAAAGCTACTATACCAGAAGGGCTAAAAGCCTTTTTTAACACACCCAGCGCCCTAGATTGTGTCGATTTAACCAGTATATCTGACTTTAGAGCCTCTTGTCTAATTAAAAATTCAGATTTTTGCTCTTTTAGAGCATCTACCTTAGCGTTATGCGCACTAACACGCTTATTATGTTCATTGATTTCACGTATAAGCTTATTTTGTGTAGAAATTTCTGCGGTTAGTTTATGCTTTTGCTCTGTTAAACTAGCATAGTCAGGATAAGTAACTGGTATACTACTATCAATTACTTGTGTTAGCTGCTCAAATCTTTGAATTGCTTCTTGATTTATTTTATAAGCTTTTGCAGCTTGCTGACAGTTAGTAAGTTCTTCACTCCATGCCTTAGCTTTGACTAGTGCAGATTCATATTGAGCTGTTAGTACTGTGATTTTATCTGATAGTTCTTGCTGTATTTTAATAGCGTGCGAGTTATCAATTATTTGACCACAAGCAGGGCAAGTATCATTAACTTTTACCGAGGCTATTTCTTTTTTAAGTCTAGCAATTTCGTTTTGAGTCGCAGTTAGATCTAGTTTTAATGTTTGATATTCATTCATATAATTAAAACTAGCTGGTTCTGGCATAGACATATCAAAATCTAGTTTATTGCGCTCGGCTATGTACAAGTTATTTCTATCTATACGCTTACAAGTCTCATTTATACTTGATAATGACTGTTCTACAGTAGCTAACTGCACTGCAAGAGTAGAATCAGCCTCAATTTCAGTTTTATACTGCATATATTCTGGAATAGTAGTAGAGTTTAAAAAGTCTTCAATAGACTTTAGCTCTCCTTGCAGTTTTACAGCATCTCTATCTACTTCACTGGCTTTAAGTTTTATGCTCTCTCCAATTACTAGATACTTTTCTAAATTAAACAAGTTAATTAAAAACTTTTTACGGTTTGTATCAGTAGCTTTTAGAAAATCTAATAAATCTGTAGATGACTGATAAGTAATTGGTGAGAAAATGTCAAATTCTAAGCCTAGTATATCTTGTAGTTTTTTGTATGTATCAACTACTTTATGTTCAGATATATCAACGCCATTCTGTTTAAGCACTACTTTAGTAGACGCGCCAGTTCTAGTTACGCTTATTACGTAGTCTGTTCCATCAACACTAAAGTCTAAACTACCGCTCCAACTCTTATCTGTGCTATATCTATTTAAAATATCGCCTTTTTTAATACCTTTTACATTTTTTGAAAATAGTAGTTCTTGTAGTATTAAGGCTATAGACGACTTACCGCTATTATGTACTAGAGTATCTCCAGCAATAAAGTTACCTGTAGTAGTTTCTATGTCATAAACTGGCTGTTCGTACATAGGTGTAATAGCTTTAATTCGTAGATGTCTACTAGTTGCGTTATTACTTAGGCTAGTAATATACCCGCTATCCAATAAAATATTATAGTTTGCTCTAGTTATACCGTGTTTAGAGATACTAAAGCTTTGATATGCTTTTTTGCTATCTGCAGAGAGATGAGGATTATTGATAGTATCTTTACTACGTAAACTTTTTATATATTTAATAGGTACTAAATCTTGTGTATATGAAGCACTAGTACTATTTTTAGCTAGTAGTCTTTCTACTTTTTCTTTTTTGTAACCAACTATATAAGGTAGTACCTTAGAAGCAAGTACTTTGCAGTAATCCAATCTAGTGATATATATCTCCATATTGTCACAATGCGTAGTTTTTCTAATTCTAGAAGAGCATTGTAGTTTATATCTGTATCGTAATAGATGTAATAGTTGATGCCCTAATTTAATTGAACTAGTACTAAAAGAAATTATATTACGTTGATCAATACTACCATCTGTTTCAAGATATATAGCGAGTATTTTATTAAGTAGCTCGTCTGGTAACGAAAATATACTAGCAGGAAAACATTTCTGAGTAGCGTATCCACGTATTTCTGGCACTATTAAGCTATCTATAAAACTTTGTTTCAAAGCAGAATCTCTATCAAACAATATTGCTAGGTCTGTACTATCATCACTATATACAGATAATCTAGAGTTTATAGCTTTTAGTTTTTTTACAAACTTGATTTTAATATCTTCATCTTGATTTGAAAACGTAATTTTATTAGCATAGTTAGATAAGCCACCCTCAGTTATTAAATAAGTTAATAACTCCCACCACTCATCTGAGTAGTTATTATATGTAGGGGTATATTCTCTATCTCTTGAATCCACAACCCAGTCATTAACCTTTAACTCTTTTAAAGGCTTCCACCCATTTATTGTTTTTAATAAATGGTTATCAGTAATAAACAATAGATTACCGTTATCAAATTGCACTCTGTATATTAATTTGGGCTCGTGTTTAAACCAATTAGTTACCGTAGCGACGCAGGAATTATTATTTTCATCTACACCTAATACGTCCAATGTTAGTTTATTATCTACGATTTCCGCAATCGTATAGGCAGCCCCATTTGATGCTATAATAACGGAGTTACCGGCTAAGCAACCGTTTACCGCAGTAAGCTGTGTAATACGATTCTTATCAAGAGATATTGTGTTGCTTGCGCCATAGCTAAACATATTAGAAAAGCTAAGTTGTTTTAATGTTATGTTGCTCATTGTATTCCTAACTTTCTATATTCGTCTAACACGCTCGGCTTCTCCGCTATCTTGATATAGTCTAGATAGATTTCCAGTTCTTCAATTACAGTCTTGTCTTTTAAGTCAAGCACTGAATCTCCTGTAGGCTTATCTACCATCTTTTTATCTAGTAGTTCAGTTTTTTCAATCTTAGCTAGTTGATCTATAGTTCCAGTAACTTCATATACAACATGATGATAGCTATCAGCAACCATTTTAGTACCAACAGGTACTGTACGACGAATTAGCTTAGGTAAATTTAAATTATAAAAGTCTACACTATAATCATCTAGTGAACGTAGTGTTATAATATCAACTCCATAATCGCGTTTATCATCACGATCAAAAGTAGTATTTAGCGGCGACCCAGGGTAGTACACATTATAATCACGATAGCGATGACGAAAGTGTAAATCACCTAATAATGTAAGTTTCCAAGGACGAATCTTTTCAAAATCATACTCGGCAGTAATATGTGGAGGCACTTCTCCTCTAATGTGTGTAACTAGTATTGCATCTTCATAATAGTCAGGCAGGTTATCTGTTTGTACGCTGCCATACGGAAAAAAGCAAAAACGTTGTCCGGCGTGTACCGCGTTAGTATTCTCTGTATAGATATGAACATTTGGGTTATTAATTGTATTTTCTAACTTAAAATGCTCCCAAAATGTTTTACCTCGACTAGTAGCTTCGTGATTGCCAGGAATTATCAGTGTTGGGATTTGCACAGTGTTTAAGTAGGAAAGAACAAGACAGATTTCATCTGCTTCTGGTTCTTTATCAAAAAGATCACCTGCAATAACATGAACATCACACCGCTGTTCAATATCACGAAAATGATCAAACATCATTTGAAAACGTTTTAGCTGCCATAGATATGGTATCTTTTTACGATGAAGATTAACATGCCAGTCAGCTGAACTAAGAATTTTAATCAAGCAATTGGACTCTCTTTATTATTTGTGCTAATATTTATTCAGAACATGTATAACGCTATTGAACTGCGCTCGCACACTGTGTCGCAGCTATTTCATAACGCTACAAAATTTTTGTATAAGCCTTCAATAGCATTATACTAGCGCTGTAACGAAGTTACATATTGTTAGTGGGCGCTCGTGTGCCTGCTAATTGCACTAGTGGCACGGAGTGCCAAAGGCGGGGACTGCTCCCCGCCTTTTATTTTTTCTTAAATAGTAGATAATAGTTCCAGTCTAGTAAATGACCTTCAGGTACTGTAGATTCACTACTGAGTCTCTGTGTACGTATAGGTACATGTTGTGCCCAAGAATCATACATCTGAATTAGTTCAAAGCTTTCTTGCTGCATAAACTTTAATAGATTATCAAAGTCAAACAATCCTGGGTAAAAGAACTGATGTTTCATACGCCAATTAGGTGATGATATGAAAAAATAAGAATTATCTGTTGTTAGTTCGTCTCTAACTTTTTCTAGAATCAAACTAGGATTTCTAATATGTTCTAAAAAGTCATTAGCTACTACTAACTCAAAGTCGCTATCTAAACCTGTAGTATCAAAGTTATCAAATAGATCTTGTACTAGCAAAGTACCACTATAGCCTCTACGTTGTTTCGCACGGAGTGCGCTAGGGCCGTCTATCATTGTATAACTTACATTAGTAGCTTTAATTACTTTATCAGCTAAGTTACCAGGTCCAGAGCCTAGTTCTAGTATTTTAGTGACTTCAGTTTTCTGTATTATATCAGTTAATACTCTAGCTTCCCAGGTATGCCTAGACTCCCACCCACCTGGGTCATCAAGGTCATAGTCTGAATCCCAATAAGTATCAATAGAATCATTTCTACCTTTACCAGCATGGTTTTTAAAATATACTTCTTCTGGAAATCTATACACTTAACGTCCTATAATCTGACTAACGTCACCTTCAAAAGTATAACTTCCTACGTGATTTAATTTAGTATTAGGATCTAGCCAGATTTCTCCACCAAGTTTTTGCCATCTACGACAGAACGTATAATCTTCTGATAAATACCTATTATCTTCTGGATCAATCATAGTGTCAAATAACGCGTAGCAATGTTTATTTAACTTAGGATCTATGTTTGAATCGTTTTTATAATGTAGTTCTGGATAAGCAAGTAGCATTTTTTCTATTGTTTCTCGCTTAACTAGAAAAAATCCAGTTGAGGCGTCAAGAACTTCTACAGCTCCGTTCTCTACTCGTACTTGTTTTTTCTCTGGATTTACGAATTTAAAATTAATAGCATACTGAATAGGTAAAGTTTTTTTAGGATAAGCAGCAGCCATAACAGGCTTATCATAAGCTAGAGCCCTAATTACGTCTTCAGGCTGAAACTCAATATCAGAATCTATGAATAATAAATGTGTACAATCACTTTCTAAAAACATTGCAGTAAGAATGTTTCTAGCTCTTGAAATAAGACTTTCATTTCGCAAAGTAGTAATTCTAAAGTTAATACCATGCTGCATGAAGGTTTGAGACACTCTAAACATGCTTAAAAAGTACTGATCTGTTAACATGCCTCCATAGCAAGGAGTAGCAAAGAAAACATTAAACTGGCGTAGAATGTTTAGATCAATAACTGCTTTATCGCCTTCAATGGCCTTAAAAGCACCAAAACTTTTTACCTCAGGTGCTGTGACTTCAGATGCCTCTTTACCTACTAGTTGATTTAGAGGCTTCTTCATGCTAGATCATCAACGCCTTCAGTTTTAAATTCATCACCAGCATCGCCAGCAAATAACATAGTATTTTCTAGTAACCACTGCTTTTGTTCATCATAGCTTTGGCGTTTAAAAATCTTACTTAGATCATACAGTTCTAGTCCTAGTTCTGCTTCTGTTAGTGCAGAGTTATTTCTAGCGGGAATAACTGTATATTTTACATTTTGAGGCAGTGGTCCAGTTTTTTCTTTTTTAACTGTTAGATCATAGCCGTTTGCAGAATCTGCAGGACTTCCGTAGTCAGGGTTCGTAGCATAATCAACAATCTGAGAATAGATGGTTGAGCGCAGATCAAGAAGCTTAATCTTTCCATCTTTTCTATCAATTACATTACAAACATAAGCAAACTGAGGCTTATCTGAGTATACGTCTGGGTCAATTTCTTTAAATGGGTCACGAATAGTCGCATTAAACGATTCTGTTTCGCGATCAAATTGTAGACACTCTACAGGCATTTTTTTACCGTCTTTTGTTACAACCCAGTAACAGTATCGAGGCATAACATCACCGATTAGACGGATTTTTGTATCACCCATTCCGAGAGATACTCGCTCTATCTCACGTTTTTGTTGATTACCTGAAGTCTGTTTACCTTTTGCTTTTTCCCAAGCTACCATTGTGGTTCTCCTTAAATGAACGTTAGTTCTTTGTGTTAATTCCTCATACAGAGGATTCTAGAGGAAAATATATTTTTCCATCTTCTATGTGTAAAAAAGGATTATACTTTACATTATCAAAATACTTAAGAGGTATATAATCTACTTTTTCAGATACTCTGCGCATACCTAATGCTTTTAGGTATACTACTTTATGTCTTGCGGATGCGTTAGTAAATAAAAACTTTGGATTTTTAAAATAACTTTGTTCATCTCTAGTTTTATATGTGCATTGTAAACTATATTTATGCTGCACAAATAGTTTATCTTGGAATAACGATGGAGGAACATGATTTAATCTTAATCTGTACATCATCGTTTTAGCTGATAGTTCATTATATAATGAAGTTTGAGCATATATCAAGCAATTTATTGCAGCCAAGTCGTGTCTGCTCAATAACCATACCTCGCCCCAATTAAAGTATGTTATACCCACGATCTATATACCATAACATTCTATTAGTTTGTTGTCTAGCGACTATACCACCAGATAGCCAAAAATCTACTATTAGTGGAAACTGTTTATCTTTATGCAGTCGCTCAATTCTACCTATGCGCTGCTCCCATTGAACAGGGTTATTGCTAGGGCACGTAAAAAATAAAGTATCTAGTCTATGACAGCTTATACCTTCGTCAAATAGCTTTGTAGTCAGTATAGCTTTATACTTGGTTCCAAGACCTTCTAAGGCTCTTTCTCTAATAGCTTTATCAGATTCACCTATTACGCATATACTATCAGGGATTAAAACTTGAAGATCTTTAAGCATTTGCACTCGCTCACCTATTATTAGCGGGCAGCGATTTTGTTTTATATATCCGATTGCGGTTTGAGCTATTAATTGTTGGTAATCAGTATTTGAGCATAGAGTATTCATAGCTCTAGCCCAGTCTCTTTTAGGGTCTTTTACAGCAAATTTAAAATCTGTTCTCTTAACTGTTACTGCTGGTATAGCTAGACTTCTAGAATCTTCTGCTACTACTTTAAACGTGGAGAAGAAATCATTTAAATATATATGTTTACCGTCTTTTCTTCTAGGAGTAGCAGTAACGGCTATTTTTATTTTAGCATTTATATTGTTTACTACAGTAGAGAACATATCTGCTGGGCATTTATGCGATTCATCTACTATAACTGTACTAAACTCATTTTTAAGCTTATCTAAGTTATTATATGCTGTTTTGTATATAGCTATAGTAACATCGCGTATGACAAAAAATCCAGAACCTATTTTACCTATTTCTATATTAGGTAACTGAATACTTAATTCTTTTACCCACTGTTCAAATAGCAGTACAGTATGTACTAAAATTAGTGTCTTAGTATTATTTCTAGCAATTAGGTTGCAGGCAGCAAAAGTTTTACCCCAGCCTGGCTTAGCCTGGAGTAACCCGCTTCTAGCTCTACCATTATGAAAAAACTTATCTATTGCTACTTGTTGTTCTGGGCGTAAAGCACCGCTAAATTCTATCTTATATGGTAGCGTTTCAAAGTTACGAAGATCAGTGATTTCATCCCACTCTAGTTTATAATAAGAGTTAGACGGTACTAAAAAATGAGTTTCAGTCTCCTCTAGAGTAGATAGAAACTCAGTACCATTATTAAATGAGTAGGCCGCTACTAAATCACTAACTGACTCTATGTCTTCTTTTTTGATATAGATCTTTTCTGCAATTATAATACTTTTGACTTTAACTTTATTCATACATATATATATGGCCTTACTAAGTTAGGAATATATGAAAACTCACGTAAAAACCACTCTCCATTAACATATGCTAGTATACCATAAGTATTATCATCTAGTCGAATGTTTTCCTTAGTCGGTATTTCAAATGGATAAGAAATATTTCTTAACCAAACTAAATTACCACTTATCTTAGTTACTAACCGTTGTTCTACCGGTACCGCAACTTTTTTGGAAAGATCGTGTATTACTGCGTTACTATCTATACCCCAAGCAGCTTTACTAAGTAATAGCTCTTGTAAATTTTTACAAGTAAAGTCAAACATTACTCGGTCATCGAGCTGTATTAATCTATTAAAATAATCTCCAGGTAATGATTTATCATCTACTAGCTCAAGTTTTTGATTGTAGTTACGTACACAACGAATTGTGTACGTATCAAATACTAATTTAACTGGCTTATTACGTAGGGCAAAAATTGGATAGGTTATATTATTGAATTTGGGCGAAATAGTCTTTTTCATTTTCTAAATCACCCCAACTGTCTCCTATTTCAAAATCTACTTTAATAGGGCATCCAGGAATTGATAAGCCTCGATCTGTTTGAATACAACGCTTTACGTTATCTACATATTCGCGTACTAAATCTTCTCTAACTTCAGATACGATAGAGTCGTGGACAACTGTAAAAGGTTTAATTACATCATCGTATCCTGATTCTTCAATCCACTTTATAGAATCAATAAGACCAAGAACGTTAATATCTGAAGCAACTGACTGTACTAGGAAGTTAACACCAGATCTAATAGCATGTTTTGCAACGCCAGGGCTAGGTGCTTTAGCTTCTGGTAAGCGACGCTTACGACCAAAAAATGCGTATATATATGCGTAGTTTTCAATCTGACTGTTAGAAGCGTCGATAAAACGTTTCAAAGCTTTAGCTTCGTTAAAGTACTTATTAATGAATTGCTTTGCCTGTTGAACAGTGATTTCTTCACCGGCCTTAGCATCTTTATTCACTGTTTCAGCGATTTTTGCTGGTCCTGCCTGATACATAATACCAAACGTAATAGCTTTTGCGTATTGACGCTCGTTGGGATATAGCTTTTTCACTTCATGCACTTCACAAGGCAGATTAAACATCTGCTTAGCTACATATGAGTGGAAGTCTAGCTTATCAATGAACGCTTGCTGTAAGAACTTATCATTACTAAGTACGGCTGCATAATATACTTCTGCAGTACCTAAGTCGCACTGTACTATTTTATAACCAGGTCTTGCTTTAAATAGCTTTTTAATATCCTTATTATCACGCGGAATATTCTGATAATTAAGAGTTCCGCTAGACGATAAACGTCCAGAAGTGGTACCGTGAATATTGAAACCGCTGCGCAGCCTATCATCAAAATCAATACCATTACGAATATTAGAAATATAAGTTCCAGCCATTTTAGATTTTTCACGCAATTCTAAAATAGCTTCTGCTAGAGGGTGATTAATTTCTTTAAGAACTTCTTTATCTACTGACCAAGCGCCAGTTTCTGTTTTTTTAGTAGGTTTAATATTTAGAATATTGAAAAACAACTCACGAAGCTGGGCTGTTGAGTTAGGATTAAATATCTTACCGTGTATACGCTCAAAGCGAGCTACCGGTTCCGAGTTTGCAATCTCAGCGAGGCATTCTTCTACATCAATTTGATACTGCTCTGCCAACCACTCTACTTGATTTCTATCAATAGGCCCACCATTCTTTTCTAGTTTTCGTAGGGCATAAGTAGCTGGGATAAGTATCTCATTATATAGTTTAGTAAATTCTGGACTTTTATCTACTAGAGGCTTAAACTTATTGTATAGCTGAAAAGTAGCATCAGCGTCTTTACAGGCATATGGGGCTAGAATATCGCTTGGCAACATACCGTAGTTAAAATCTTCTAGTTTAATTTTATTTTTACGTGCCCAAGTCTTTTTATAGTCATCTAGATCGCGTTCATAGTCTCCTAGATCTGTAAAACGCATAGCCAATGACTTAAGACCATGAGTACCGACAGATTCTTCTAGACAATAATGTAGTAGCATTGTATCTTCAAAATCTGGAAATACAAAACCATATTCATAACTCATGAATCCAGTATCGAACTTCGCGTTATGAAAGATTACTTTTTTAGTAGCAAATAAATCGTAGAACCAATCTTTATACTTAACTACTATAGCAGCAGAAATATATAAACCTTGGTGAGGTTTTGTAGATATAGCTACACCTAGAATCGAGCCAGTATACGGAGATACACTGGTCGTTTCAATATCTGCTACTATAGGATCAGCAGCTTCAATAGCGCTTTTGTACTTAAGAAACTGTTCTTCTGTTTCTATAAAACAATAGTCTTTTTCATGTACTACGCCAATATTTTCACCTTTTAGTACTTTAGCTAAGTAATTAAAAGCTTTCTTAATATCATCATCTAGCTGCGGCTTAATTATGACAATGTTAGGGTGCATAATAGGTAAATACTTATTTTCTATAAGCATACCATTATATTTCTGAATACCCGTCATACCAGCTACATATTTTAGCGCATCTGCTCCAAGAGGGCATATGACTTTATATTGATCTAGCTCTGTTAGGTCTAGATCAACGTCTTTTTTTAGAATTTTATCTTTTGGATTCGATGACAAATACTTAATGTCATACTCTATACCACTGATATATTTATCAATGATTTTTTTAGCTTCTTTCTCTGCCGTACTTGCAAATACGAAACACACATCGGTCACTTAAGCACCCTTTCTGCTTGTTGTTTGCTTAGCTCACCCGGATCAATTCCTGGTGGTAGTTTTATAATTCTAGCAAATATGTTACGAGAATCCAATAACTCAGCTATTTTTTCTGCTGCTTTTACTCCAGCCGCATCAGAATCCATCATAATATCTACTTTAGTAACTCCCATGTTATCTAATATGTCTAATTTCTTTTTTCCAAAATTAGTAGTACCAAAAATACAGAGAGTATTTGTATATCCAATTTTCCACATATTTATAGCATCAAAAATACCTTCTACTAAAATTACATAGTTAGTATTTTTAATTTTATCTAAAGGAAATAAACAGTCAGAAACAGAAGCCTTAGCAGGTCTTCTAAAATACTTTGGCTGGTTAGGTAGATCTCTTAGAAGTCTACCTTCAATAAACTTTAGTTTACCATGTTGAAATACCGGTATACATAAATAGTCTGTAAGTTCCATCTCATTAGTAGTAAAAGCCTGAAATTGCCTGTATATTTCCGCGTCTATACCTCTAAATTCCTCTAGGTATATTTTTCTATCATCTGGTAGTTTAATATCGTCTAATTCTACTTTAGCTCGTAGCTTATCTTTAAGCTTTTTAATTCTATAAGGTTGTTTACTTTCTAAGTCTAAGTACTGTACTTCTCCTATAGACTGTAGAAATTTAGTTATACCACCTCTAAAACCACAGCTCCAGCAATTAAATATATTTTTCTCTAAGTTAAAAGAAAGACTAGCATTTTTGTCGTCGTGCATACCGCTAGTACACGTAATTAGTATTTCATACGGATTATTAGTTTTCTTAAATGGTATGCCTCTAAGTGTTAACAGTTCAGGTAAATCCATGTATCACCATTTTGCTTTCTGTTCTACAGTATCAATAGCTCTTTTTATAAAAAGGGCGTCATCTTGTTGTAGAAATTCTATTTCTTTACTTAGTTTAATTAATAAATTCATAACTTCTGTAGGGTGAGTTATGTGTAAGTTTATAGACATAGATATTTTAGCTGTATATAATAATTTAGCTATTGTTTCGTTATTCATATGTCTCTAGGCCCTTGAGCTTCATTATCAGAGCCAAATTTTGCAGCACCATGAGGTTTCTCGTTAACTAGCTCAGATACGTTAGGATTAATTTTTACACAAGACCAATCCATAAGTACATCAAAACTCATATGCTTACCATTTCTCATCTTTGTAGTATGTATAGTAAGTTTATTATTTAGACTACGATCCTCATTTTCAGGAGGAGGGAAGAAGTTGAAACTCCTGTCGGCACTATCTAGAATACCCTTTGCAAACCTAGCTTCACCGCTGGCATCAATTTGGTAAGGAGAGATCATTGTAAGATCATATTTTCTAGATTGTGACTTTAAACTATCTGCAATAGTAATTTGAGTTTTCCAATCTTTTTGATCTTCATGCTTAATAATATTTATATAGTCTACTACTGACATATTATAATCAGGATATTTTGACGAAAACATATTATTATAGTGATCAATTCTATTTAATGTCAAGCTTTCATCATCAATCATAAACAGTCTATGATCTTTTAGCTCTGGTTTCTCTGCTTTAATACGCTTTTCAAATCTTTTGAAATCTTTAGTTAACTCTAACTCACCTAACATATTTACTAGTGTGTCAGATTCTTTATAAAAAGCGTTAACTTTGGCATTAGCAATTTTTATTTTTTGTTGGTCAGTAAGCTGATTTCTAAAAATATCTAGAAAAGGTACTTCAGATATAATTGATAGTACTCTATCATAAACTTCTTTATATCGCATTTCAATAGTAAAGAAGGATACAGTATTACCTTGTAAAAATCTGTTTAGTGCTAGGTTAAGAGAGATAATAGATTTACCAGAACCTCTACGACCACCCAATAGGATTAGTTCTTGTGTAGCAAAACCACCGTTAATGCTATCGAACTCATGAGATAAACCTGATGGATATATCTTAAAGTCTTCTTCATTAGGGAAAAAGTCTAGTTCTGCAACGTCGTATAACTCATCATCATGCGGTATAGCTTGGTTTAGGTGTAGTAAATGATTCTGTAGCTTATCTACAATTTCTACTTTTTCTAAATTATCTAAACCGTCAATTAGCTTATCCATAAAGCTAATCGTTTCTTCTCTTATGTAGTAATCTTGTAGCTGGTTAATAAGAAATTCATTTTGTAAACCATCACATATATTATCTTCTGAACAAATTTGATTATCTATGTATTCTTGTAGCCCTGCATCTTTACGCATGGCTATAACTTCATTCATAGAAGGTAGTCTTGTATTTGCTTTATAAAAAGCTTTAATCTTATTATATAGTACAGCATTGATGCCAGTAAAATACTGGTTCAATAGTTTTGAATATAACTCATTACTCTGCGTATCCATAAGTCTACGCAGTGCTAGTTTTTGTAAGTCGATTCCCATTCTTAAATCCTTATTGGGTACAGTTCGTCACGCATAGCGTATAGAAAACAATTACTATCATCTTCTCTCCATACAGTATAGTACTCTCTGCCCGTTTCTTCTATAGTATCCATAATCCTAGTTCGTATGCTACGCAAAGCACTTAGTTTAAACTCAGTGCCATCCTCTAATACCCAGTAAATCTCATAGTGAACACCCTGTGCAGGTTCGCTATACTTACCTGCCATGCCATACTTATCGGGTTTGAATGGGTATAATTCTATATATCTTTGTCTACCCGTTTCTAGATAGTCTAAGTATTCTTCATCAAATACTTTAACTATAGATACATAGCAATTATACTTTGCCAGAAAAGCTTTATCACCAGGTTTAAATTTAATTTCTAAGTTCTGAACAATATGGTCAACCTTGGCTTCTGATTTTTTACCTCTACCCCTAATAGGCGTATTCATCTCCATCAAAATTGTCTTAATTCTTTGTGGAGATATGTAGTACTGCTTAGCTAGAGTAGATTGAGCTTCACCTGCTAAATACTGATTAGCTATAGCCTTTTTTTCTTCTAAAGTGAATTTCTTTGTTTTTGCAGCTTTTTTAAGTTCGATTTCACGTTCTTGCTTCTTATGAAATTCTTCTATAATAGTTTCAAGCTTTTTTGTATTATAAGGCATACCTAAAAATTCGCATACAAACTTTTTAGTTTTACCTGTTTTTAAATACCATATAGCATTTCGTATTTTTGCTTCAGAAATTTCTGTAGTTGGTGTTTTTGCCATGATTTATCCATATGTTTTATATAATTATAGTTAAAAAATAGTAACCATGCAACTTAAATATTAATGAGTTATGAGGTCATCGTCTGCGTAATACATGTCAGCTATAATATTACGAATTAGCCCTGTACTTGTATATATAGGAGTAAATTTTTCATTAAAAAACCTATTACTTCTATATAATTTTTCTACATAAAAGCTACTAACATAGTGTGTTATTAAGTCTTCAAACTCTGGAGCATCTTTATCTATATTAGGATAAAATACTTTTGCCATACCTATAAAATACTTAGTTTTTTGCTCAAGAGTTAAGCTTAATACAGCATCTAAAGATTCATCCGATAAGTCTTGTAATATAAATACATTTTTCATGAAAGTCTCGCTAATAAAAAAGGGACGGTGAATACACCGCCCCTTAAAAGATAGTCTGTAGTACTAATTACTCAGTAGCAACTGCTTTTGGTGTGTAGTCAGCACAAGACAGACCACGACGGGTAAGAACAGTCTTTACACCACGAACAGTCTTATCGAAGGCGCTAGCAATTTCTTCTACAGTCTTTTCTAGCATATCTTCGATACCTTCGTATGGATCAGACTTAGTAGCCTTTTTATCACGCTGTGGGGCTTTTAGACCCATAGATAGAAGTTTACCGCGAATAGAATTTACAGGACGACCTACAGCATCTGCTACATCTTCTAGGAACTTGCCATCAGCAACTAGCTTAGCAATAGTAGCTTCTTCTTCTTCTGTGTAGGTACGAGGAGCTACTTTCTTTTCGGCTGGCTTAATATTTCCAGTCATTTCCATAGAAAGAGCTTTACCGTTGATTTGGCGAGCAGTAACTTCACGGCCCCAAGCATCAGAGAAATGAGCAGCAATTTCTTCTGCGGTGTAATCACCAGAATTATCAGATAGATATTCTGCTAGTGCTTCTGTCTCGTCAGCAGAGAAAATTGGAGCAGCACCGGGCTTCTTAGGAACATCGTAGCCTAGCTTACGTAGTTTTGCAGTTACAGAGCGACGTGGAAAATCAAACTCGGTCATTAGACCTTCAATTGATTGTTCAGTGATTTCACTCTTAGCTACTTCGTGCATACGAGCTACCATATCTTCGGTATATTCAAATTTTGACATATATATGATCCTTTCGATCAGTTGGTTGTTAATTGTTGTTTAGTCTCAAGAGATAATCTCTCTCGTCTATGTTTATAATATAACTAAAACTTTAATAACAAGCAAACTCAATTTGACAGAGCTTGGTATGTTGCTAGGTTTTAATTCTTTTAAAAATTACCACTTAATAGGTCTTTTTTACTTGACCAGTAGTCAATAATTTTAATACCTAGTTGATTAGCCTTGACTACTTTAGAAGAGGTAGTATCTCCCCCGGAAATCAACGCATAGCAGTCTTTTGTAACTGAAGAAGTTACTCTAAAACCGTGTTTTTCTAGTATTTCAACTAGGTCATTACGTGTCATATCCATTTTTCCTGTAATACAAACTTTTTTACTAGTTTGTATAAAAGAATCTACAGATAGATTCTGCTCAAGTTGAAGAGGTAGAGTATATACCCAATCCTCATTTTCTTCTAGCCAGTTAATAACTGAGTCTACAGTAGCAGGGCCAATACCTTTAATATCCGTAGTTTCAATATCCCAAAGATTTGAAAACTTGGGTATTTTCTGAACAATAAGTTTAGCTGCTGATTTACCAACGCCTGGAATACCTAGAGCAGCTAGTACTAAGTCATAAGGTTTAGTTTTAGCTTTATTTAGTTCGTCTTCAATTTTACTACCATTGACACCAAGTTTATCCCAGTTTGTAGCAGTAAATAACTCCGTTGGGTGAGTAAAACCCATTTTTGCAATATTAGCAGGACCAAGCCCTTTAATGTCTAGAGTTTTTACAAAGTGTTCAACAATTTTTTGTGTATTTACGTTAGTTTTATCCGCAATTACTAACCTAGGCCCATCCCTATTAACTGAGCAATTTAGTGCTTGTTCGGCATGAGTTTTATCAATTTTTAAATTATGTTTAGAGTGTTCAATTACCCTAATAAACTTAGGAATTACGCCACCAGCTCGCTCAATCTCAATTTTATCACCAAGACCAAGATTATGCTCTTCAATAATGCTAATATTGTGTAGCGTTACCCTAGTAATTGTTGCGTCATCAATAACCACTGGGTCAATTACAGCAGTAGGATTTACAGTTCCTGTCCTACCGATAGCCCACTCTACGTTCTGTAGAGTTGAAACAACTGTATTTACACCCCTAGGTTTTAGAGCCACCGCAAATCTAGGATATTTAGCCGTATACCCTAGTTGCTCACATTTTTTATAGTCATTGAGACGGAATACAATACCATCTTGAGGATACTTACTAACTACGGGGTTTAATACTGTTGTAAATCCCATAGCTTGAACAATAGCCATCCGATTAGTATAATTAATTTCCACCCCCAGCATATCATGCGCAATAAACTTAATATTGCGCTGCATAAACTGTGTAGGAGACTTTAGACCTAGTGCACCACTAACATAATTTCTAAAGTTTTCTACTTCATTGTCAGTTACACACTCACCATTAATATATACGTTATCATATGCGGTATTAATAGTATTAGGAATATTATCAATAGTTTTAGCTAGGTTTACTACGTTATCACCCATCTCACCATTACCGCGGGTTAACGCAGCACTTAGCTTTCCACGCTTATAGATAAGAGTTAGGTTAGCTCCATCAATTTTTGGAGTTTGTACATCAAAATTAGGATCAACTTCTTCAGCATCATACACTTTACGCAGCGAATATAGCTTAAATGGGTGTGTAATTTTACCCGCTAATCCACCTACTTTTAGAGTAGGTGAATCATAAGCTACCCAGCCTTGAGCTTTTTCGACTTGCTGAAGATTATCGTACAGCGTATCAAACTCTGTATCTGAAATCTCAGGAGCAGATAAGTCATAGTATAGATGTGAATGTTTAATAACTAAATTTTTAAGTTCTTCGTAGTTCATTACTGATTCCTTACAACATTACAATCATAATATCATTATAATAACTAATAAGTAAGTATAAAGTTACTTTGTGTAGTAGGCTTACTAAAGATATAGTGTAGGAACTAACTGACCTACGTTGAACTCCAAATTTTTTAAAGAACCATTATTGTCTATAATAAAATCAGCCATCCAAGGGTGCAAGGTCATACTGCTTGGATCTTCTAAAGGTAGCACGTCTGATCTATCTACCCATATTGCATAATCAAATGCTTTAGAGTTTTTTAAAGCATAAAACTCTTTTTTATTTCTTAGCCCACAGTATACGTTATATTCAGCAAAGATAGCTCTACCTAATCTAGAAGGATCATCGGTATTAAATTCACAAATTAAATCATACCACTCACTACGATGATTATGCCTATCTTCATAGCATTGCTCCTCTGAACTATAGTTATAAACATCTTTTAAGCGGTTATAAATAAATTTTTTAGAACAAAAGCGGCTGCTACTTTCAAAAGATAAAGAATATTTATCTCTTAGTATTTCAGATACTGTATCTTTACCGTGCCTAGCATGGCCTATTACTAGTAGCTTTAAATTTTTTCTATACATTGTGTGCATGTAATCATAATGTGTATGTTGACGCTCATAAACTGACATTAGTTATTTCCTAATTTAATTCGTAGTGCTTCTACTAGTTTAGTAAGATTTTCTTTCTTATTTAAGTTGGTACCATCTATACTAATATCTAGTGTTTCTTCTAATTCTCGTAACATTACTTTTACAGTTAATGCTCTATTATCTTCGTCTACCTGAGGTTTTTCGTATATCTTTAATTGAACTAGCTTACTAATTACGCTACGATAGCCTTTTGAAAAGTGTTCTGCTAATTCGTGAACATTTTTTATATTTTTCTCTGTATAAAGCAAAATCAACTCTAGTTCTTGCTCTGTACTCCATGTTTTTACACTCATACTTACTCCAATTCCA